TGCTTCAGGGCGTCCTCGGCTTTGTGGGCGCGGGCCTCGGCCTTGCTCTGCATCTTCCATGCTTCCTCTTCCCGTGCTTCGGCGGCGTCTAACCGGCTTTTGAGCTGATCGTTCTGTTCGGTCAGACCTTTAATGTCGGCGTGGGCGGCTTCCAGCTGAGCATTGGCGGTGTTCATTGCGTCCCGCGACTCCTGCTCCTGAATGCAGGCGCTCTTCAATCTGGCCTGCGTTTCGTTCAGCTTGTACTCTTTGGCCTTGAGCTGGGCTAAAAGCTCCTGCACCCGTTGGCTGTCTCCGGCAGCTTCGACCACCTGCGTGGCACACCCGCTGCGGGCGATGAGGTTCAAATCTTTGCGGGTCAGCTCGGGCAGCTGTTTTAATTCCGCAACAGTTGCGGAATTAAAGGCGTCTCCGTTTTTGACCATCGTGCGAGCGCTTCCTTCGCTGAGTCCCTTGCTCTCGTACCACTTTGTCCATGTGCCGCCGCCATACCGCCCGGCCTTAGCGGTCAGAGCGTGGATCCGGGCAAGGTAGATGCAGGAGATCAGGTATTCGTCCTGCGCTGCGCCATAGTGCAAATCAAACTGCTGGTCGGCAGCTGCGGCCTGTTCAGACAAATCGCCCAGAGCTGAGAAGTCAAAGGTAGGGGCGAGGGGAGTGTTGCCGCACTGTGCGGCAACATCCTCAGAGTGAGCGGGAGTTAAATGCTTTTCTCCTTCGGTCTGGTAGCTGTTGCACTCCTGCACGGGATGGCCGCAGTTGTGGCAGTTCCCGAAGCATTCTTCTTTGCACCCGCCACAGGTGCAGGTAGAACAGATACAGGGAGCAGGAACACCCGAGGAAGAATCCTCCTCTACCGGGTCGATGGGCGCGTTCTTGCAGGGCTTGGCATCCATGAGGGCGGTGAGCATCTGATTCGGGAGTTCGTAGTCGTCTATCGGGGTGAACTCGTCGCTGGTCAGAAACACTTCCGGGGTCAATCGTTTTTCAACGGCCTTGGCCTTGTCGAACTTCTGGGCCAGCAGATGGCTTTCCTTCCAAGCCTGTGCAGATTCGTCCCAGCGCCAAAAGCGCCCACGGGTATAGGCATAGTAAACGTCGTTGCTGTTCTGGCTGATAATCATACCTCTACCTCCGCGCCCTTCAGGCGGTCCAGCATCTCGGTTTGCACATCTTTGCTCATGGGCTGGATGTTGTTGCCCTTCCAGCCGTAGCAGAGGATGGAACCGTAAAGCTGACGACCCCGGTACTTCCGGTTGGATGGGGCCATCGTACCGGCCCACGAACAGCACCGCCGGGGTGCGGGGCAACACGATCATCTCGCAGGGGACGCCCAGCCGGTTCTCAATGGCCCACAGGCTGTCGGGCAGGGATGCGATCACCGGAGCCTTGCCCGGTTCGGCTAAAATACCTTTCATTTGCAAAATCCTTTCTGATGTGATACCATTAAGGGTGATGGGGATTGTGAAGTCCATCACCCCTTGCAGGCTCGCCGGTGTTCCAGCACCGACGGGCTTTTTGTTTGCTCGTCATGTGCTTCACTCCAGCACAAGGCTCTTGACATACGGCAGCCAGTCACGCCAGTATGGCTTGGAAAGACTGCGGTTGACAGCGTAGTAATAGGCTGCATTGCTGATTTTGGAAGAGCCTTTCAACCGCTGCTCTTTGACCATGTAGTTCACCTGATTGCGGGACAGGCCCATGCCCATCATGAGCTTTTTCATACGTTTGGTCTTCATGCGTCCCTCCGGTTCTGCCGGTACTCCGGCTCTTGGGGGCGGGCATGGCGGCGGTCGATGTACTTGCGGCGGCGGGCCTCCTGCTCCTCCCGCGCTTCGGCGGCGAAGCCCAGCCGCATGAAGAAGAACGCGGCCAGCAGCAGCACCATCGCGGTGATGAAGTCGGTGTCGGAGATGACGCCGAGGGCCTCGAAGCTGCCCTCAAAGCCCAGCCCGAACAGCATCCCGACGGCACCGCTGGCAACCGCCAGCCAGTACCAGACGCCAGATTTGATTCTCATGCGGATGCCTCCTTTTTATTTCTGCGGCACACCCAGCTGCACCAGCAGGGCGGGGACATTGATCATGATGCACCGGCCACTCTTGAGGTGAGGAATGGTGCCTTTAGCAAGCTCTTTGCGCAGGTAGTATTCCGAAAGCCCGGTGGCCCGGGCAGCATCGCGGACATTCATGAACGGGGTAGAGGGGACGGGAGGAGTATGCTTCCTCATGGTGTTCACTCCTTTTTCTCAATGGCATCTGCCAGAATATCGTTCATCAGGGCGAGATAGGCCGGGTAGCCTTTTGCAACGATGGTCAGCTGGTCAACGGCGCTGTTCAGGAAGTCCTGAGAGCTGCGCACGACGGTTTCCATCGCCCGGACGATGTCACAGTCTTCGCTGTATCCGGCTTTGGTTTGACTGCAAAGTGCTTTGACTCTCAAATACAGGGCTTTGCTTTTGTCGCGGGCTTCACGGCGCTTGTCCAGAAAAGCGGTCTGCTCGTCCAGACGCTTCCGGGCTGCGATGACTTGGTCAATGGCCCGCTGGATGTTCTCGTCCTGCACGGCCTGCTGGTCCTTGTGCTGGGCGGCAAGCTGCTTCTCCATCTGGTTGAAGGCTTCGATGTACTTGAGCTTCCACGTTACGGCCTCTTTGCCCGTGAAGCCCATTGCCAGCAGGGCGAAACCGTCGCGGTTCATGAGGTACTCGGGGAAGCGCTGGCCGCGATACTCAAATGCGGTCTCATGGAAGAATTTAGTGGCCGAATTTTCGGCTACTAAAATTTGACGAATGGCCGCCAGAACGTGCTTGTGCTCCTTGCCGAAGCGTTTGGCGACCTCCCGGCTGGATGCCACGGGTTCGCCGTTCTGGGTGGATAAGATAATGTCGTTCAAGGTTTTGACCTCCTTGTGGGTGGCTCCCTCCTGCGGTATACTTGGGCGGAAGGGAGTGTTAGAAATGCTGGACGTAAAAACGCTGAAGGTTCTGGAATTTCTGAGTGAGCATCCTGACAAGCGGTTTTCGATTGATGAGATGCGCAAGGACGGGATTCCAGCCGATTTCGATACATTGCAGTGGATGGAAAAACACGAAATGGTACTTAAAGGGGAAAGTGATGACCCGGAAGTACGAGAACTGGACAGAATGTTTGGGGATGTTACGTATTTTTACTCGATAGGAGCTGGTGGTCGAGTGGCATTGACTGACCATAAACACTCAGTCCGAACCGAAAGACGTGCAAATCTGGCAATCGTCATATCAGTGGTGAGCCTGCTCGTTTCCATTTTCACGATGTGGCAAGGATAATAAGGCTGATTACTAATGCGATGCCAGCTATGGAAATGGTAGCCAGAAACTTCTTCTTGAGTTCGTCTTCGGTCAAATTCATTAAATGAAGGATATTGCCGATCTCTGAACCCATGTAGCGTTGCAGTTCAACTCCGTCACGTTTGAGCATAAACTCATTGTCCGGTGCCTTGTCGAAAACAGGGGCAGGGTCTCTTGCAAATTGGCAAAAGATCTGGTGCTGCTGCTCCTGCTCCTGAGACTGCCGCTCCTGTACCGCCAGTACAAGAGCGGCAATTTCTTTGGGCTCGCCAGTGATTTCAATTTTCATCTTCTTCACCTCCTTCCATCAAGCTCGACGGTGCGCACCTGCCCGAACTCAGGGTTGGAGAAGATCTGTAAGTCGTTCATGTGGTTTTGTGCCTCCTTGTGTCAGATGCTGCGCTGGAGCAGATAATCAATGGAGCAGTCAAACATTTCTGCCATTTTTTCCAGCTTGGATTGGGGGATGTTGCCATGAACCATCCAGTTGTAAACGGTCTTGCGGGTGACTCCCAGCGCCTTTGCAAACTCCTCAATGGTAAGTTTGCGGCGGCTTCGTTCTGCGTTGATATTCGGATAGAGCAATTCAAAGAACTCCTTTCGTGTAACTTGTTACTCGCTTTGAGTAACTGTAATTATGATATACCCAAAATGAGTAAATGTAAAGTAAAATAATACCCAAATTGAACAGTAGGTTTTTGTGGATACTGCCCAATTTGGGTATTTCGATTGACTATTTACTCAAAACGTGTAATATAATATACATAGGGAAGAAGGAGGTAACGATTATGAACCGAATCCCTGAACTCCGAAAAGAACGCGGCATCAGCATGAAGCAGGCAGCGGAACAGCTCGGGATGCCTTATACGACGTATGTCAATTACGAGAAAGGCGTCCGGCAACCGAATTCCGAGACACTGATCGACCTTGCCAATTTTTACAATACATCCATTGACTACATGCTTGGAAAAAGTAACGAACGCATTGATGAGCATACTTTGGATGTGGTGAACGAGATTGATCAGGACATTCTGGAGAAAGCCGGAAACATCAAAGAAGCATTACGACTGCAGGCAAAAAGGGATGCTGAGACGGTCCCTCCCGGTTTCCAGCCCATGCCGGAGATGGACTGGGTGCCGCTGGTAGGCCGGATTGCCTGCGGCACGCCCATTACGGCGGAAGAAAATGTAGAGCGCATAGTCTGTGTACCGTCCAAGTGGCATTCCACCTTTACACTGACCTGCAAGGGTGACAGCATGGAACCCCGCATCCACGATGGTGATCTGGTGGCGATTCGCAGCCAGCCAGAGGTGGAAAACGGCGAGATCGCAGCAGTACGCATTGATGGCGAGGCCACCCTGAAGCACGTTTACCTCCACGACAGCTTCATCGAGCTGCGACCGGAGAATCCGGCTTTCAACAGTATCATTCTCAGCCGGGAGGACATGAACAACGTAGTGATCGAAGGCAAGGCCGTGGGGCTCTGCCGGGATATATAAAAAACAGGAGGAAATTATCATGGGTTTCATGGACACAATTCAGAAAGAATCTTCTTACTCTACCGCATCTGGTAATTCGTACCAGTATGTGGTCCTTCAAGTCACCCTGAAGGAAAAGTTCATCGGTACCGGCTCTGGAAATCTGACGGAGCTGGAGAATGTCATTAACCAGCAGGCCGCCAAAGGCTATCGGCTCCATACGATCACTACCGCAAACGGCGGCAGTAAGGGTCTGATGGGTGGCGACCGAATTCAGGCCACAATGGTCTTTGAAAAGGTAGTATAAACAAAAACTCCCCCGGTGCTACCAACACCGAGGGAGTTAAGATAAGCGGCTCACCCAGAAGAGGGCATCGCACACTCGACATTGCGATTATACCTCTTTTGGGCGGGCTTGTCAAAGTGTACCCATATGGAGGTGTATTTTTATGGCGAGTTTCAAGGAGAAACTTGACAAAAACGGAAACCGCATCTACGAGGTGCAGGTCAGCAATGGGCGAGGGCGGCGCGTCTGGCGCACCTTCCGCCCAGAGCCGACATGGAGCAAGCGCACCATTCAGCGGGAGCTACAGAAATTCGCCGCTGAATTGGAGCAGCAGTTGGCGGATGGGGAAGTGCTGACCCGTGAAGAGACTGCGCAAAAGGCCGCTGCGGAAGCCGTAGAGGCGGCCAAAATCAAAACCTTCCGGCAATATGCTGAAGCCGTCTATCTGCCAGAGAAAGCCACCACGCTGGCGGAAAAGACCCGGGCCAGTTATACCCAGCTGTTGGAGCAGCATGTCTTTCCGGCTCTGGGCCATGTGCTGCTGCCGGAGATCACCCCGGCCATGATAAAGGCGTTACTTTCCAGTCTGTCAGAGGAGCTTGCCTTCGCCAGCGTGACAAAGGTGTATGCTGTACTACATAACCTGTTTAAGGCTGCCTTGCTGGATGATACGATAGACCGGAATCCAATGGACAAGGTTCCGCGCCCCCGGAAGTCGAAGGATGCAGCCCTTCCTACAGAGCACAAGGCTTTTACTGCAGAGGAGACGCGGTATATTCTGCGCTGTCTGGATGGCGAGCCGCTCAAGTGGCGGACGTTTATCCTGCTGCTTATCGATACGGGCTGCCGCCGGGGCGAAGCCTGCGGGCTGCAATGGCAGTCGGTGGATTTTGATACCAACACGATCACCATCGAGAGGAATCTACAGTACACCTCCGAGCGGGGCGTGTACGAGACTCTGCCCAAAAACGGCAAGACCCGCGTTGTAGACATCTCGTCTGACGTGGCCGCGCTTTTGCAGGAGCTGCGGCAGAGTCAGCCGGTAACGGTGCGCTGGGCATTTACACAGGACGATAGCCCGGAGCCTATGCACCCAGACACTCCAACTCGTTACTTCCAGCGATTTGGCAAACGGTATGGGATAGAGCACTTCCACCCGCACAAGCTGCGCCACACGTCCGCCAGTCTTGCCATCACCAACGGTGCCGACGTGGTAAGTGTCGCCGCACGGCTGGGGCATTCTGACAGCAGCACCACGCTGCGGATGTACGCCCATGCCAACGAGGACAGCATCCGCCGAGTCGGTCAGACCGTAAGAGAGGCCTTGAAGCAGCCAGAAAAGAGAAAAGCTTGAATTTAATTCTGTTTCGTCGTGTCTCTTGACGACTCGTATTCATCCTATAAACAGGATGCTAAAAACCGCAACTTGACCGCAACAAAAACCGCAACATCCTCGAAAAATCGAAGTAATTAACGAGATTGCACGATACAGAATCAGACGAATAAAATGATTGCATCACGCAATTTATTTGACAATGAAACAACATGACACAACACGTTAGAAGTCCCTTTTATAGCTCGTAATGAGCAGGTCGTCCGTTCGAATCGGATCAGTAGCTCCAAAGTAAAATCCCCGAAAAGTGGCTTCGCGCCTGGCTTTTCGGGGATTTTTTCCAGTCTGCTCTGGCAGATGATATGACCGACATTGAAAAGAAAGTGGACACCGTAAAGAACATCGAAAAGAATGTGTACGGCAATGTGCTCTCCATCATGGGCATCTTTATCGGCATCTTCAGTCTTGTCAATGTGAACCTCTCGCTGGCAGCAACGAACGCTGCAATGGCCACGTTACTGACTTTCAACTTTGCAACGGTAGGAGCCATTGCTTTCCTGATCGGACTCATCAACGCCATCCTGCCGGACGGCAAGAATCATGGTCTTATCTGGCTTGCCTCCGGGATCGCATTCGCTGCATTTATTGCAGTACAGTTTATCGTAAAATAAAAAGTCTTTTGAAATACGCCCCCGCTGGTGGAAACACTGGCGGGGGCGTTTAGCTTATGGATCAGCGCGCAGGAGGTCGGCGGGTCTGATGTGCAGGATGTCTCAGAGTGCAAAGAGATTATCTGTTTTGGGCTGGCCTGCGCCTCGCTCATAATAGCCGATCGTGCCCGTGATGACGCCCAGCTTCTCCGCAAGCTCCAGCTGCGTCAGCCCGGAGGCCTTCCGTTCCAGCGCGTAGCCCTTTTCGAGGGCGGCCACCTGATGCAGGACTCGAACCTGCGACAGCCGGTTTTGGAGACCGGTGCTCTGCCAGCTGAGCGAATACGGCATGAAAAAAGCGCCCCTACCCGGCGGGCAAAGACGCTTGCGATATTTGGTTGTTGTCAGCACCAGTCGATTTCAGAGATGTCACCAGCGATTTCAGAAAGTGAATGACCGTCAAAAATGGGGGTGTTCATGACGTCCTCCATGCTGTGAACGAGTTTTTCATCTCCATCGTACCACAGAAGATAAGAGAAATTTTCGTCTCGGGGGTCATAAGGGTCTACATGACCTTCTTTTCCGTGATACTGAAAGACGAGCATTGCCCAGCCTTTAGAAAGCTTCTTCTGTAAAGCATCCGCCGTCATAAAATATCACTGTTTTCCTTTCGCTCAGCATCTGTCAACTCGCGGGATGGACGGCCAATCAAGCGTCCAGTTGCATCAAAAATATAATCATGGGCGTGCTGCCAAGGGCTTCTTCGACTTTATGACCGTGGCCGTTGCTTAGTCTGACGTCCATCTGTGCCGTAATAATTGCGGTCGATGCCGCCTTTGGCGTTAGTTTTCTGAGTGATGCCATTGCGAGGCCCTTTGATGTCGCTTTTACTGACTTTAATGATAGTTTGTCCGGCGGCATTTGTCAATGTGTTGTGGCGGACGTCCCATGCAGCTCTGCTGCCCTCGCTCCGCCCGAACCCATGCACGCTTGTCCGGGCGCTGTCCACTCTGCCGCCGGTGGCCCGAGTGAAGTCTGCAAGGCTCTGCCGGGCCTGCCGGAGCTTCACGGCGCTGGCGGTGGTGTCAGCCCCGGCGGCGTCCTCGGCCAGATACCGGCGTTTCCACTTGCGGACGGCCCGCTCCCGGGCGCGCTGCATCTGGCTGATCTCGTAGCGGGTGTAGAGCCTGCCGTCATACTCGATGTCCCGGGCATTGAGGGCCTCGAGGCTCTCCTGCGTCCATGCGGGCGGGCTTCCCAGCTCCGGGAACACCACGAAGAAGGTGTGGCGGCAGTTCCAGCCGCAAAGCCCCGCGCCGGTGCCGTAGCCGGTGGCCGACTCGAAATCTTCGTAGTGCTGGCCCAAGTAGTCCGCAGCCCCTCCCCGGTGGTAGCGCTTGCCCTGCCACACGGCATGACTGGGGCGTGCCCCGCCATGAGCCGTCACCTCGACAAAAGAGGCCCCCATCTCGTCCATCCGGGCCTCCTGCAGCTTTGCGCCAGTCTGATTCACACCGGTGAGCACGGCCCGGCGGCAGGCCACCTCCAGCGTGTCTCTGTGACCGCTGGGGTAGGTGACGTAGGGCATGGAGTCGGCAAGGCCGTCCACAGCACGCTTGACGGCGGCCTTGTAGTCGAACGCGCCGCTGCTCACTTGGAGCCATGCTCTGTCCAGCGCCTGCTCAAAAGCCCCGGAGACGGTGTTGGCTGTGGTGGCGGTGAGATTGGAGAAGCTGCCTGCCGTCTGCCGATAGCCCGCGTTGAGCAGGTTCTGCAAGGGTGCCGACTCCTCGAAGAGCGTCGGTTCCTTGCCGTAGTGGTAGTAGATCTCGTCCTCGGCTTCCAGTGCGGCGGTCGCGGCCTCCTTCATCAGGCGGCGGATCTCGGCCTCGCTCTTGCCGGTATACCGGGCCAGAAGCTTCACCACATCCTTGCGAACAGCCTCGGTCTGCTGGTAGCGCCAGAG